TGACGATGAAGATGAAGAAATTTGACGAAACTTAAATGAGTTTGACAAAAATTGTATGATTAGTTTAATCTGTAATTGATGCGTAAGGGATTCCATCACCCAAACACTTAGGCGTGTAATTATTGTCATCCGCCGGACAAATGAAAGTAATCCGCTCATTTAGAGCTTTTTATTATTAATTTGTTCAGGGAGAACAATAATGACTAACGTGTTTGAAACAACACGGTACGTACTTGATGACGTATTTGTGCGATTTTGGAACAGCCTAGCATTCGCAAGGACTGCAAATAGAAATCTTGAAGGTGACTTCAAAGACCTACGTTTTGCAACAGGTCAAACAATCAATTACCGTTTAGAAGAACGCTTTTTAGCTGGTGAAGGTGCTGCTGCCACATCTGAGGCTGTAGTGCAAATCATCCGTCCTCTGACTATTTCTAAACAATTCCGCACAATGGTCGAATACACAGGCTTTAACCTGACGTTTGACCGTGCTCGTGATGAACCCTACTTAGAAATGGCAAATGCTCCTCGTGCTAAGCGTCTAGCTAACTTAGTTGAGAAGTTCATTGCAACTGACAACTTCCAAAAACAAACTTATCAAGCGGTTGGTACACCTGGCGTTCCTGTTGACTTCAATACGATTCTGCAAGCAGATGCGTATATGACGGAATTAGCAATTCCTGAAGACGGCAAGCGTTATTGCGGTGTATCTCCAAGTGTAAGTGCTAATTTATCCAACAATCTTTATAACGTATTTAACATGACTGTTAATACAGGTGCTTTGATTGACGGTTTCATTGGTCACTTGTCAGGTTTTGACTTCTTCAAAACTAACTTCTTACAACGCCAAATTGCTGGTGCTGGTGAAGCTGGTGGCTCTCCTCCTGCAGGATTCCTGCTTGCTGGTACTGTGACCAATGGTCCCATTACTAGTGGCAATACAATCTCTGTAACAGGCTTAGGTCAAGCTCCAGGAACTGTGGTTTTCCAAGAAGGCGATATCATTGAAGTTGATGACTCAGCCGGTGTATTCATGGTCAATCCGCTTACATATGAACCATTACAACAACGTGCGCAATTTGTAGTGACTGCGCAAGTTATAAGTGCTGGCGGCTCAACTGCGGATATTCCTGTTAACCCAACAATCGTTATTGATGGTGCAAGACAAAACATTTCTGCAGCCATTCCACAAGGCGCACAAATGTTACTACGTGCTAGTCATAACGTAAGTTTGGCTTATCACACACAAGCAATCGTGTTTGCAGCCCCTCCTATCAAAGAATTGAAAGGTGGTGTTGAGGCCGTAACACGATACTCACCGCTTTATAAACTAGCTATGACGTATACGCTTGGTGCTGATATCCGAAACTATGAGCAACTTGATCGTATCGACGTTATATGCGGCGTTGCGATTAACCCTGAGTTTGCAGTTAGGATTTGTTCGTAAGTTTGATTGGGGCGTTATCCTCTAGCGCCCCATTTTTACAAGGATGTGTTATGTCTGAAGATACAGAAATATTTTATAACGGCAAAAAAGTACTAAAAGAGCATTTCAGAGCTTTTTTATATGGTGCCAATAGCACGAGAATTCTTGCTCATAATTATGCTGAATTTCAACGATTATTAGCAACAGGCGTTTGGTTTATCGAGAAAGACCAAATACCAAATACCGAAAACCCAAAAGCCGAAATTGAAGACAAACCACGCAGGAAGCGAGGCAAATAATGGCATATACAGTGCGCGATTACTGTTTCCAGATGTACAGGCTGATAAGTTCTAGTACGCCAACAGTACCGCTGCAGGGCGATGACCAGAATCTTGCTATTCTAGTTTTAAATCAGCTTTTGCAATCCTATGCCAGCACAGGCTTGATGTTGACTATTGCGAAAACAGTTAATGTTCCTGTAGCAATAGGTCAGAAGTATGTTTATTGTGGACCTGCTGATTTTGTGCCTACGCCTGACATTACTGTAGGTCGTATGGCAAATGTGATTGCGGCATGGATAGAGTTAGATGGCGTTGATTATCCGCTTATATCGCAATCCAGGGATGAGTTTCTAGCATCATTCAAATATGAGCCTCTGCAAGGGTTACCGCGATTTCTTATAGTTTATGAGGATACGCTTGTAACGCAATTGCAAATTTATCCAGCCCCTTCGCAAGTATTTGAGTTCTTTTTAAGAGCTAAGTTTCAATTAAATGCTGTCACCTCCAATGATGATTTAAGCATATTGCCTCAATATTATATTCGATATTTGCTTTTTGCGGGTGCTAAGGATGTCGCAATGTACAAAGGGCGATCTGAAGCCTGGACTCCTAAACTTGAGCAGATGCTGCAAGATGCTACTGACCAGATGGTTGCTGCGTCTGAAGTTAACACTGAGATTACTGGGGATAGGGCTTCGCTGCTGAATGGGAGTTGGAGGGTCATTTCTGGAATCTGAAGATCAAAATTGTTTAAATTACTCCTATATTATATAATATGAATTTAGGAGAAATAATGAAACTTAGAATACAAAGATATGAAGAAGTTAACGGTTATAAAATTATAAGAGATGATGGGCGAATTGGAAGAAAAAGACCAGGGCGTGCTATCTGCAAACAATGCTCCTCGGAGTTTGAATGCGATATTTATAATTTAAAATATAACAAAGGCTGTGGATGTATTAATCCATGTCCTGCTCCAGATTTAGAGAAATTTATTAATGGATTTGAGGTAGTAGAGGATATTGGCAGAATAAATGGCAACAGGCGCGTTAAGGTTAAATGTAAAGTTTGTTCTTTGATTTTTGAAGGGCAAGTACAAAATATTAAAGTTGCTAAAAGTTGCGGATGTAAAAAGGGCAAAAAAGTCGAATGCAGTTTTAGGCAGTCACATGAAAGATTATTTAGGATTTATAGAAATATGATTAAACGTTGTTATGATGTGAAGCATAAAAGTTTTTATAATTATGGCGCAAAAGGAATCGATGTTTGTTCGGCATGGCTGGAAAGTCCAGATGCATTTTGCAAATGGTCGTTAGGCAATAGATATGCAGATAATCTATCGATAGATAGAATAAACGGCACAAAAGGATATCATCCAGATAATTGTAGATGGATTACAGTAACTGAACAAAATAGAAACGCTAGAACAAATGTATTAAATAAGGATTTAGTCCGGCTTATTAGAGCAGAGGACAGAAGCATTATGACTGTCCAGGAAATAGCTGATAAATATGGACTTTGTCGGGGAACAGCTTCTGCTGTTTTGAATTATTATACTTGGATTGATATATAATGCCTATTCAAGATTTGCCTATTTTCTGTTATTTTGATCGAGCCCGTTATATTCAGTTCGGTTCTATGGACTGCGCAAACTGGTATGCGGTAGCTGCTGAAACCGGCAAGAAAAAGCAAGCTCTTTATCCCGCTATGGGCAGAAAGCACGTAACTTTATTAAACGAAAATCAGCTTGTATTTACGGCAGAGCCGCGGGAAATATTCAAAACCATAAACTTCTTCTACGTGATTGTTGGCACGCAAGTCACGGCTTACGATAAATTTTATAATGCGCAAGTGATTGGAAATGTTTCTTTGCGAGGCACATTATGGTTTGCTTATTTGCCTGTGGGTAATCTTACCGATGGCCCTGCGGTTTCCCCCACTTTAACATATGCGCTGCTTACAGATGAAACAAATATCTGGCTCATAACGGAAAGTGAAGGCACTGTAACCATGAAAGTCATTACTGACCCAAATGCCCCTGGTGGTGCTACCACAGGCGGACAGCCTCTTTATGTAGTAGCATTTGGAAATCGTTTTGCGGTAAGTGCTAAAGATACGCCTAACTTCTTTGTAACGAGAGTAGACTTACTATCTGGAACCATACCGGACCCAGGAACCGTAAATACTTGCTTTACAATTAACGGTAGTGCACTTTACGCTAGAGCATCCGGCGTAATACAACAAATGGGCGCACTACATTCCCAGCTATACATTTTCACTGACTTCACTGCAGATATTTGGTCAAATATTGTTTCGCAAGTTCAAACAGGTTCGGTGGCCATACCATTTCCCTGGAAACTAAAT